AAACCAGTGACTTATACCTGATTGAGGAAGTAAAAACGACCTCTGGGTCCAGGTTCAGTTGGCCACAGTCTTTCATTCTGTATTCTTGTCCGAGGAGTGTGAGTCCACACGGAAGCACGAAGATCCATCCTGTCAGGAATTTCCGATAACATAATGTCATCGATATCCTTTTCAGTGATAGCATCAGTGCGTAGTAACCATGTCAACAGCGCGTTGCGCTTGACTTGTCCACCATGCGATTTGCCTCTTTTGACGAGGAATTCGCAGAGTGCGTGGAAACGAGGGGAACACCCAAGTCCAGCATAAGCCAAACCAACAGCGGAAGCGAGGAATGCGTCGTAGTCTCCAATGTGTTCTGGAAACATGAGATGTCGAAGTAAATCTTCATCTGTACGACAAGGCAAACCGTAGTGATTGAAGTAGCCGAGAACAGTCAGACCAGATAGTCTGTTGCTAATCTCGCTCTTCTTCACATTGAGCTTCGCGTTGAAATAGTGTAGTGCGGTGTCAGCCAATCGGTCAAGAAAGGTTGGTCCATAGATCACGAACATTGCTTCATAGAAGGCGATTAGGGAATCGTCTCCTTGTACTCGTATCCAGAAGTGTTTGCTTCTGATTTTAACGCCGAGTGCAGATAAGCATGTCAGTATCATGATCATGTTGCCAAAAGAATCCATGAGCTGAGTTTGTTGAAAACCAGAACCGAAGCCGTTTCGCATCCATTCCCAAAGGTCACCATTAGGTAACAAGATCGGGGTGTGAAGTATGCAATAGGTCATCCAATTCCAGAGATTTTCAATTCTCTTGGGATTCGTTGAGGCATTAGGATAGAATGAAGTGGGCTCGTAACAACTGAAATCGTAATAGGATCTCCAGATTGTGTGAACGATAGTCATCAATTCGAAAAGAAGTCGCTTGTCGAACTGGGACCAGTCAGCTGTCAGAAACGTTGATGGGGTACCACCAACTTGAGTTTCTGAAAACAGTCGTCTCCATCCTCCGCGTATCATCTCGCGACCCCAGAGCATGCGTCCAGCCTCAGAATTGAGGTAAGATGCTTGCAAAGGCCATATGAACATGTTCTCCGCCATTAAGACGAGTTTCGGTGTACCAAAGACGGCTCTGATCTTGTCAGGTTCGTCATTTGCCACCACATGTGCACGGGCGTGCAGGGTGTGCCAGAAGTAAGGGACAGGTGTCCCATTCTTCCAGAACGGCGCTACTCCATCCTTGATTTGATGGATAAGCGTGCGATTGATAGTAAATATCTCAGAGTATAGGTTGTGAAAACTAGGGGAAGCATTGTCAATAAGTCCTAAGGTATGTTTGATTCTTAAATAATCAGTAACTTTAACCTTGGCTGTTGGATCAAGCCAAAAAGCGAGCTTAGAAAAGCGCTCTTTTAGTTTTGGAACCTCAGATTCAGTGTCCACGTCACGAAGACTTGGTCTAAATCTACGATTGTCAAGGGTCCAGGGAGCCTCGGCTGATGGCCGTAGATTCCAGGGATAATACCGCAGGTCGGGAAATGCAACGGGGTGCAATTCTCGATTTGGGCGAAAGAGTTCGCGCGTTGTTGTAAACGCGTCCCAGAAGTGATTGTCCTTCGGGATTATGTGAACTGGCTGTTCGAACGACATAAAGTCGGCGATTAGAGCTTCATCCGTCGACAAGGAACGTCGATTGGTTGCTGCTTTATCACATTCTTCTTTGGAGAAGAACTTCAGTGCCTGTTTGTACACATATGAAAACCGCTCAGCTGCGAAATCCTTA